TTGATTCTTGGCTGCTGATTGTCCCATATAGGAGTTCCCAGCAATTAAAGGAGTTTTACATGAGCTAAGATATTAACCCATTGGCATCGACGACGCACATATTACATTTAAATCGTTTAAAAATTCTTTTAATTTCTATTGCTTGTAAACCGAAGTGTTCTTCCTCGAAAGAATATAGATTTACTATTTGCTTAAGAGGAGGACCACCAGTCTTAACAGGAGTAACTTTAATTACAATTACCTCGGTGGTACAGCCGAGTCTGCCAACGTCAACTCCCATGATATAATAAGATTTATCAGAAATCTTTTTATTGTATTTATCTTCAGCAAGATTTAATACCCTATTGCGGTCAAAGGCATCTGGTGAGAAAAATGCACCATCAATAGTTCCAGACCATTTTGATTCAAACTCTCTTTCAAATCCAGTAGCATCAACTGAAATATCTGATTCTTGATTTTGAATGAAGTTAGCTGGTTGCAATCCTTCTACTACAGGTATCCTCCAGTCACCACCAAGAATAAATGCTTCTTTAGGTCTAGCTACCATGCGGCAAAGGGTATCAATTAATTTATCATAGCTGAAAGTATTCTTAACATTTGTATTCTACGAGATTCGCTGATTCTCGCACGTTCTCTAATGAACTGCTGCATGTCACCATGCAGATTAGACCATATCTTTATGCGTTTTACGCATATTCTCCGTTTCCACCATCAATAGCTTATGATGTACGTGCTATGCACTGGTCGTTGAACGTTCTATTATAAAATAATAGCTTCGCTGCTGATTGTCTTTTTATCTAATAAATAAAAGATGTCCCAGCAATTAGAAGAATTTTAGCAGAGCCTAAATATTAACCCTGCAGATGTGACAAAGATAGCAGATTGATTTAATACTTCATTTGGGTCTGAATGACCATTAATTTGTCTACTAACTACCAATGTTGGCATAATAATTTGGTTGAATCCTTCTTGGTCAACCTTTGCAACCTCTTCCGCAAGTAGAGATTGAAAACGCGCACCACGAGTATGTTCACTAATTGCGCAGTTAGACAGTTGACTTCCATTCTTAAAAAGATATGAAACAGTATCTTTTGTTTGAGAAGTTGTTCCAAGTTTACCTCTTGTATCCCATTCAATTTCTTGTTTTAGCGCAGGAATTAATGTACATAATTCAATTATCTTGCTTCCAAGGATCATCGCTGACTGCGATTTGCCATCAGCGACAGTGGTTACTTTTGCGCCAGGATACAGAATACATTTAATCATTAGGGCTAGAACAGAAATAAATGATTTAGAGAAACCTCGACTAAAGACCGCAAATACTGTCTTATATCTAAGCAAAATCCGCAACAACAATCTTTGAACAAACATTAGTTTAAAAGTATTATTTGGATTTAATGAACATAGATAATCAATAAATTTATCTGGATATTTTCTCCAATAGTCAATAAGTTTTTGATAGTAAGATAGATTTTCTACAATCTTAATTTTATCAACTTCTACCTTACCACCTTTCTTATTGCTATTGGCAGTTTTAAGTAAATTTGATAATGCCATGATTAAAGTCCAAACTCTTCCATGAGTCTGAAAGCTTCATCCTCATATGCTTCTGGGTCAAATTCCTCTTCCTCTTCTTCAAGATTTGCGGAATTATTAAATCCACCCTTCATAATATTTTCAACTGTTTCTTCTTTTTGTTTATCAGCCTTCTCAATGAAGGATTCAATAAGGTCGCCAAGACCAAGTTCATCCCGCACAAGATTACTTACATAATTTTGTAAGTCATTAATAACAAAGTCTATTTTATCTTGCGGATATTCTATTGGGTCAAACTGCTGGGGAATAATATCTCCTTCATGTTCTACAAAAGATACTAGTTGACCAATAGAATCAATCTCTCTTCCTTGTTCCTCTTTGTTCTGTGCTTCTGTTAGACGGGCTGATTTCCGCAACTGATCATAGACAGAAGAAAGATTGCGATATGATTGTGTATCATCAATATCCAGTGCTTGGTCCATCTTTAACGATGTGCGGCAAATCTTGCGGACAGATTCTTCGCGGTCAACATTAAGCTCATATTCCTCTGCATACTTTTGATAAAGGTCCTCTAGCCGCACCCACTCTGATGGGGTATATGATATGCCCCATTTAACTGCCAGATATTGAATATCTTCTCCAGTTAGTTCTTTAGCAATTGTTGCTTCATCGACCTGTGGAGTTGATACTACATTCAGCATTTTTTTATTTTTTTCTTCTTCTAGTGCTAGTAAATCTACATCTTCTTCTGTTAAGAATTTTTCTTTTTTATCTTTACCTTGAATCATATCTTCATATTCTTCTTCAGTAATCTGACCAGCTTTTAACTTTTTATCTGCTATTTCTTTTAACTTTTCTTTATTTTCTTCTGATACTTTTGGACTATTTAATTCGTCTGAGTCCGCGAAATGATAATCTCTAAATTGAGCCATATTCATTTGCCGCAAATATTGACCAAACACTGAAGATGGGCCAAACTTGCCAGGATTCTTTAAGAAAATCTTATTTGCCATCTGAACCCATTTATTTTCAATATATGGCAAATCAAATTTCTCCAATAGTGGCATAAATGTTTCAGGGTTGCGGTTATCAATATCTTTAGTTAAACATCTTTTACAAACTGGGTATCTAACACCCTCTGGAAGAGTGCGGGGAGATTTGTAAAATTCTGTACAAGGCTTCTCCCGTCCGCACTCTTCGCATACTATAGTTGCTTGTGCTTCTTTAGGCATTGTTCGCCTTCTTTCTACATTCTTTACAGACACTATAGAAATGGTCTTTTGAAGAGGTATTGCGGGAGAAGAAGATTGGATGTGCTAGCTTAGTTTCTCCGCATTTGCGGCAAGTCTTCCAATTTCCTTTTTCAATATTTGTATAATACCATAGGAGATATTCTTCTTGAGCCTTTTCCGCAATCATCTTTGGAATACGTTGTTTCCAAAGAGTTGAGATATATTGTTCAGTGTGGACAGTTCCATAAGTATTTTCTAGATATTGCTTAATTTCTGCATTTGAATATTTATTGATTTTCCGCACCATCACATCAAAAAACATTGGATACTTGGGAAGAAGAGTTCGTTCTACTAGGCCTTCAAAATCTAGAAGGACGGAATACATATCACAATTAACTTCTTCTCCAGTTTCTTTCTTTAGGTCTGCATAATTTGTTAATAGATAGGATACTTTATCTGCGGAAAGGAAGGATATAGGTGAATCTGAAACAGGGTATCCTTCTGAATCGAAATATATATTTTCCTCAATCTTAAGGGTAGTATAGTCTTTATGAGTTGGAGATATTTTCCCCTTACCTACTCCCCCCTTAGCTGATGCCCGCAAAATGTAAGCTTGTTTCCACATTTCAATGATTTGCTTTTTAATATTATACTTGTTTTTTCCTGTAGCACTTAAAAGTCGATTATTTAGAGAATCAATGGTTTGTATAATTTCCCGCAAACCAGGCACTGTCCGCATATCGTCTGCGGTGATGGGGTCTTTGGGATCCATGATTTGATTTTTATCATTGGTGATTATTGCATGAAGAGAATCTTCACCATACTCGTAGAGGTCTACCATTTCGTCAAAAGATACTTGACGCTTGTTAAGAGTAGCTTCTCTATTGCGAGTAGTGATTGGATATTCTTCTAGTTGTTCTTTTTTAGTTTGATTTTTATCAGCCACAAAAAGAAGATAGTCTGATATATATTGTAAATACTTATCTGTTAGCTGTTCTGGATTAGTATTTTCAAGTAGATTATCTACATATTGTTTTCTTTCTTCTTTTGTGGATAAAGAGTAGTCTAAATGCAATTTTACTCCTTTCCTATTGGTCATTGAGAATATTGTATCATAGATTATGACATTTGTCAACGAGAAATTAAAATTTTTATATTTTTTACCATTTTTGACAGAAATAGAAAGACTCTGTTTTGACTTCCGTTTTTGATGGTAACAAAATACTCTGTTTTTGACGGTTTGTCGCGGCGTAATATATATCAAGGGACAGCGCGCCAGCTCCCTGTAACCATGCGCCCCCATTACTGTAGTATACTACACTGTGCTGTGCGACAGTAGTCGATGCATTGCCATGACTGACCACATATCGATGAGCGTGAATATGTGTAGATTTTGTGAAGCTCTTGACACATAGTAGCTTTTTTATTATAATGGAATACGGCCAGAAATTTTATAAAAATTTTAACCATTTAAAAATTGAAGTCCGCAGTCATAAAAATTTTAATTACTTTTTTTATCCTGTAACTGTCATAAAAATTTTAATCGTTTCTAGTTTGATAATAAAAGGTTGAATAGTTCGATATGTGAAGATGTATAAAATCAAGCTCGATTTGAATATACAATAAAGGTACGATTATATTCAAAATTAGTTTACTTTGGTTAACTATGAGGAATTGTGGAGGAATTGTGTTGAGAATGATTCTAGTTGACATGGTAGCCCAAGGAGCGTATAGTAATAGTCAACGAAGGGGAACAAGAAGTACCCTCAAGAAAAGGAAGGTAGTCACCATGGCTAACACCACCAAGTCCCTCACCAACGCTCAGGCTCTCGCCCAGGCCATCAAGCTCGCTCAGGACGCGGGCATGACCGAGCTCGTTGACAAACTCACCAAGATGCACGAAACTGCTACCAAGCCCAAGAAGAAGAGCGAAGGCCCGACCAAGGCGCAGCTTGAGAACCTTCAGCTCGCTGAAAAGGCTCTGGAGTACATGGCCGATAAAGAAGGAGTCACGGCCAAGGAACTCACCAACAATATTCAGGGTATCGCCACAAGCCAAAAAGCTGTAGCGGTCATGCGCCTTGCAATCGCCAACGGGAAGGCTATCAAGTTCAAGGTAGGTTCGCAGACCATGTACAAGGCGTGCTAGATTCGAGGGGCTAGGGGTAACACTCTAGCCCCTTTTCTGTTTCACGTGAAACATAGATAGTGATAGATATATCATCATATCAATCACTGTAGTTAGATAAAGTGCGGCACTTTAGTTAGGTGGAGTAGTGACGCTTTAGCTAGGTAGAGTGTCCGCGCTTTATTGTGCTAC